TTCATCCCATCGGATAATCAAGCAGCACGTATTGGTTGGTAACATAGATTCATCCTTAAAGGTAGATTGTAAATCAATCTTGGTATCAATAATACCATCGCTGATAGATTCTTTCATCTCAAAGTGACACATGAATTCATAGAGTGTTTTGAAATTATATTTACTATTATACCAATCCATATACGCATTCTGATAATCCATATCAATATTCTTAGTGATGTTATTCACTAGGGTATTCATAAAGATTTCGTATGAATCGAAATTCGATAGTTGTTGCATTAAATCAGCTGATTTATATAAACCAATGATAAAGAATGTTAACTTTATCGGTTCCGCTTTAACAGTTGACCCAGTACCTTGTATCTTATCAGTAAATGGATATCCTATATATCGTTTTAGTGTAAATACATCTTTTCGATTACATGTGCTATCTAATCGAATAATATCTTCACCAATCGATCTAAGATTCTCAACGCTTCGCTCAACGATATATTTATCTACATCATCTGCCACGTAGAATATACGTTTATCTGTATTAATAGCGATAGAGAACTCACTGCGATAGATTGGTTCTACTTTAATATCTTCATCCAAACGAATCAGAAACGAATTCTTTGGATAGATTATATCTTCAGTCAATCGTATACCTCCTTAATCGTCACTTGAGGTGTCTGTAATCTTAGGAACGGTGCGATATACCCATTCCCGTTTACAGTGATAGGAGAATGTTCCTATATTCACACCTGTTGACATATTACCGAGCATATAGTTCTTTCTAAATTCGAAAGCTAGGTCAGTATCCTCGATTTTATAATAGTATATATTTTCACTGTCACCACCTTGACGTTCAGTTGTTTCTTGTGAACATCTAGCAAATGCAGTGACTTTTGTGTTAGGATCCCCAGTGGAGCCTTTGAAAGCTGTAACTGGTTGAGCCATCATAACATCTTCAGTTGGATACATCTTATGTGTTGATGAAATCTTACGAGCAACTGTATGAATAACCTCTAGTGTTATATCCTGTAGCTCTTTATTATGGGCAATCACTACCGTGTTACCGATAAAGTTCTGGTTTTCATAGATGATATATTTGAAGATATTAGTTAGACCTTCCTTATATCGGTCGTATCCATCAGTAATATCCATAGGGAAGATACATAGTGAAGTAAGCTTACTTCTCTTCATAGTATCAATCAAACTAGCGTCTACATCATACGCAAAGATAGTTCCCAATACGATAGCATATTTACCATCAGCTGTCAATGGGACATATTCACGATTGTTACTCGTTATCGTTAGACTCATCTACATCACCTTCTTCCTTTGGTGGTTCTGGAATAATTGGTTGGTGTTTATCAACCGGTTCTTGATATACTCCTTGTAGTTTATCAATTGCATCGGCTTTATCTTTATCAGGGATACCTTCAAATAACTCATGTGTATTAATCACATCAATCAATCGTTGTTTAGCCTCGGCTGTACCATATTCAGCTATAACACTAACAAACATATCGATGTTGTTTGGATACCCTTCACTAAATGCTAAGTCTGGGTATCGAATAGCGAATCCAATATACTCATCCACACTAATACATTTAGTAGGGTCTGTATAGATGTTCTTGCCGGTCACTCGTTTGATGAAATCTACGATTTTCTTATTCGGAGATAGGTTATAGGCGTATCTGAGGAGTGATGTTTCAATAGAAAACAGTTCCATTCCCTCAGTTAATTCATCTACATGTAACGCTATTTTAATCACTTCTTCAATCACTTGTAAGAAGGATTCATCTAAGCGATAGTTATTCACCAGAATATCATCTAGTGTTTGAGCTACGCGGTCAATGAGATAGGCGTCATCATTCATACTCACTCTAGCAAGCAATTGTGTTACATATGGTAACCCAGCAAATGCTTTAATACCCAAATGAGTAAATCCATCAATGTATTCCATACAGTTGATAACTACTTCATCATTGTAGTTATTAATCAACGCATAGATACCATTTGCTTCACCATTAGGACCATCAGTATCTATTAGAAGATATCTAGCACCCACTACGAATGCATCTTCCGTCATTAGCTTAGGATAAGCTTTTACAATAAGATGCCATGGTAACTCATCGGCAAAACGGAATACAAACTGACGATTCCAACGTTTTACATAATCGACGTTCCACCAAGGAATTTCTTCTTTAAATTCACTCAAGAAGTAAGTATCATACTTGAGCGTATTATCCTCAAAGTAATGCCAATCTAATACCTTAGCCAATGAACGGATTTGACCTGATGTACCATGTCGAAATACATTTTGGTTAGGGCGAGCATAATCCCAGTTAATAAGGTGCTTGAACTGAATCATATCATCCACCTCTAAATCACAATGTTCGGAGATATGATTCCAATCTAAATATTCGGCATACTTACGAGCTATCATAATATCGAATGGATGCTCTTTAAATAATTCTTTGAAGTTTACAAAGTCTTCAATATATGCCATCTCAATAATGTTAAATGGTTGGTATCTGGATAACAAATTCCAGTTCCAACGGTCTTTGAATTGGAGAATACTTTGTAATGGTATCTTACCTTGAATCATACTCAAGGAGATAAAGTTCGTATTCTCATCTATGGTAATTCGTTCTTCTTTATTAGTGTTCATAGTTTACTCCTTTTCGAATCACGAAATGTATATAGTTGCTTGTAAACTAGACTATTATATACTAAGGGCTCAGCACAATGTATTAATCTAATCAATTATACAATGAAAGGAGATATACTATGGGAAATGTAAATTACTTACACGATCCGAATAAAACAGTAGCGTCTCCAGCTGCTGAATTTGATATATCCTTCAATAAAGATAAATACTACTTTATGAACCTAGAAAACTATGTTGGTTTCATTAAGGGATGTGAGCGTTCTATTCGTAAACACCCTGACTATGGTAACTTTGTTGATACTATTAGAGAACTCAAGATGGAACATTGTCAAGTATTAGGTAACATTACTCGTTTTGATGCTACGATTGAAATGCATCACGGTCCAATGTTAACTCTATTTGATTATTGTGCTATTGTAACCGACCATCTATTGAATAATGGTGAAACGGTTAATACGTTTAAAATAGCCAAAATCGTATTAGATGAACACTATAAAGAACGCGTTCAAGTCGTTATGCTATCTAAAACGGTTCATCAACTCGTCGATAGTGGTGAATTATTTATCAATCTAAATCAAGGAATTGGGGATGTGAATGCATTCTTAAAATCCTTCCCTGATGGATTGGATAAATATAAAGCTAAAATCAATGAATATATCGATATGAGCAAGAAGTTCAAGAGTCACGATTCCCATATCTTTGATTTGGAACGCAATATGGTTAACTGGTCTTATCGTTAGGAGGATTAATGATTCAATTGTTATTGGACAATTCTGTGATGGGTGTAGTAGCAATGATTCTTACTGTAGGATTAGCTGCTATCTACGCTAATCGTTAATATATTAGGAGGATACTATGGAAATAACAAGTATAACTTGGGAAGATATTCGATTATTAATCCTATTCATTATGATGCTCATTATCATTATACTAGGCAATAAAATCATTTATAAGGAATGGTTGATTCGGAGAGAATCGTTAGAACGTCAAATGACTCCACCGATTCCAATCCAACAAAAGACCATCACGGCGATTATCGATGAAATGAATATGCTTGTTGATATTGAGTTCATATCTGTCGTCGAAGCTCCAATGATGGTACAAGATTTACAAGTTATCACAAACTTTGAAGAGTATCAAAAAGAAATTGTTAGAAACGTAGTGGATGGTTTATCCACTCAATTCTATCTATCTGCTAATATGGCAGGTATAACACGAGCGTATATTAATCAATATATAACTCGTAGAACTACGTATAAAATCGTTGATTATATGCGTACACATAACTTCACTCCAGCCGAAGAGTAAAAAAATAAAAAAAAGAAAAAGAGAGATCCATATACCGTGATTGGTATATGGATCTCTTTCTATTGTAATTCTACTGTGATAAACTTAAGAAACAAATCTTTCATTGTTCTACACTGATTCGTTTCACGCAATCGTTGGTATACAATTTTGGTAATTTGTTTCCTAGTTCTTTTATCAGAAGAATCTATACCTGAACAATTCTTTTCGATAAGATATGTCAGATAGTCTTTAAATTCAGTAAATAGTTTACCGATATCTCGCATCATCTGCGGATCTAAGTCATGTGTTCTAAACATCAGTTCTACCGAACAGACGTCACTCAATGGTTCGATTTTGCGTATACGAACGAACGACTGTATAGTCTTTATCAATTCGTCTGTAACGCGGACAGTTTGTAATAGTGGCATCCTCCGCCCCCTATCAGATATAGATCCCTGCTAATGGGACTAGGTAGTTAATATAATTATACGATATGTCTACATCATACTTTGATGTATCGATATCGTTTACTTCTACCCATTCCTCATTTATCTCATCGAATATGATAAAGTTATTCTCTTGAGATAATCGTCTATAGTACCCAGCGGGTAAATCCTTATGTCGATATTTATCTATAAACGTTAGCAGTCGGGATATTGGTAACTTCTTAGACGGTGCCCCTTCATTAACGGCACAAAAACTAATTAAGAAGTCGAGCATGTACGCACGATGCTCTTCATAATCACTTAATCCCTTGATATCTATTTTGCGTAGCATTGAGTTTATGTACATCTCATAGTTATTGAGATATAGATATGACGTATAGGTATTCTTTCTTACAAACTCGACAGGTCCAAATGTACGTTGACTCATATGGCGGTCTAATGTAAAGATAGCATCTTTCTTGATGGCTAATATCTCGTTATCTTGGATGTCATTGGTTTCGAAGAATACTTTCCGAATATTGACAAAGCTCTCTTTGAGCCTTTCTTTAAACACTGGATCATCTCGTTGGATCATGCCGATTTGTTTGTTACGGGCATCTTTTTCCATTCCTTCGAGAAAATCAATTGTTTTCTGTGGTAGTAGGTCATAGTACTTAATTAGACTTAGACCGGCTGAACGAATATCATATTCAACTATATCAGAACCGAAGATAAAGTCATAATCTTTATTTCGGTATAGACTCCGCTTATATAATTCGCTCAAATTACATCACCTTCCGGTTATTTCTTTTTCTTTTTGGATTTCTTTCCGCTCACTAAAGAACTTGGGTCGAAATCAACAGAGATATCGCCTTCTTCAAGACGTTCTCTAATGGACTTGTTAGTCTTGCGTTGTTCTTTAATAACTTTCTTAGGGCTTTCACCACGTAAAGAACGAGCGATACCGCTGATTAAGTTATCAGCAACCCGAACTGGTTTATTCAAATCCACATAGTTCATGAATCCTTTTTTCTTAGGTTCATGCTTTACTTCTTCAACGCGTTCACGGAATGCTGCGATTACATCATCAGCTTCTTGGTTAGTCCATTTACCAGCGTTAACTTGTTGCTCACAATATGCAATCACGTCTTCTTCAGACTTGATTTGAGATGCATCTACATAACCATCTTTGAAGTCTTTATTCTTCTTAGTTGGTTTATGTGGGATAGCTGGTGTGAATTGTGTTTGATTTGGATCATCGCCGTCGAATTCGATTTGTGCATCAGCGATGTAATCATACGCATCATCTTGACACCAAGCACCACGATACATTTGCAACATAGCATATTCACGTGCTTGCATTGTAGACTTAGGAGTGAAGTGAACATCGATTTGGCCACCAGGATGTACTTCCATAGTAGCACCAGCAAGAAGTTCATTTTCAGCGAGTCTATCTTTGATATCTTCATATGTTTCATATCCTACATAGGTATGGAACGCATCATGAGGGATGTGATCATCATCCTTATAATTATCAACGATAGGTTCACCACCAAGATAGTAATCGGAAACTAGCTTATCCTCTTCGGATTTCTTAGCTTTTTTCTTCTTATCTTTCTTCTTGTTCTCTTCCAAGGCTTTTAGAGCTTTTTCATTTTTCTTCTTGATTTTATCAGCTCGTTTAGCGGCCTTTTTACCTGTGTTCTTCCACACATCCCAGTCTTCTTCATCATCTTCCATAGGGTCGAACATGAATTGGCGAAGGTATTCGTCAATACCATCTTCCTCATCTTCATATACATCGAGATCTTTCTCGTCATAAATATCACCGAAATTGTCTTTCAATGCATTTAAACGAGCTTGTTCTTCGAAGTCGTAGTTATCATCGATGTATTTATTCATCGCCTTTTTAGCAGGACTCATGTAATTCATTTCATCGCCACGTTTCTTACCTTTGATGTATTCACGTTGCTCAATCAATTCCATGAATTCTGCTTCTTCAGGGTCAACCGCATGATCTTCCCAGAAAGATTTGATTAAGATTTTCAAAGCATTCTTAACATCTTTATCGCTATAATTTTGCATTTGCAAGATTACTTTGAATTTGTTAATCGCTGCTTTAGAATTCAAAAGCATCTTGAGAGATGCTTTTGCTTCTTTTCGTTGTTTCTTCTCAGAAACAAATTTTTGTTTCTTCTTTTTCTTATTTTTAGCCATTGCTTACTCCTTAAATTAATTTCTCAAGCTCATCCATCCGTTCGATGTGTTTGTAATACAGCTTACGTTGCTTCTTAGTCATAAGGGCAACTCGAGCTCGAGGTAAGAATTCCAATAATGTAATCGGCATATCATAGCCGGAATCAATCAATTTCGCTCTAAAGATACCATCTACTTTCTCACTAATAGCTTTCAGTGTATCCATGTCATGAAGACATTTAGAGCGTTTACCTTTCTTCCATTTCTTATACGTCACTGGTTTGAATTGATACATCTTTTCGATAGCTGTACCGATTAATGATATATACTCAAACTCAGCTTCATCAGACTCGCATACAATAATCATATTCGTTTCTCTATGAGAAAGATTATAGATAATACGATTTAGGAAGAAGTAGTTTGCTGGACGTTTAATATGTTCGAAGTATCGTTCCGCATACACTTGGTCAATCCCATAATCCAAATAATTCTGTAATAGAATCATCGGTGGAATCAATAACCCGTATGCATACCGACTGAATCGCTTATCTAATTCAGTCGGTTCGATACGTCTGGATACGACAACTATCTCAACTTGACCAGCTTCAAATTCTTTTAACAACTTTTCCAGTTGTTTAGAAGACGTAGCCAATATGATAGATTTCATATATTAGTCCTCCGCTGACCAATCCAAATCGAGTGTAAGCATTTCATTATCAGAAGCACTTTCATATCGGATTTCTGTACTATCATAGTTACGCATCCGATCTCGAATCTTAATTGGGTCATATTTAGAACCGCAGTTTGGACATACCAACTCATTGTAGTTGAAGTTCCATGCGAGTTCATGAGCACATTTCAAGCAAGTCATCATCTTACGGTCAATAGGGTAGATGTAACCGTAATCCAATATAACGATTTCACCACTTGCTTGACGATATCCATAGTTACAGAAGTTTTTCTTGATGGTACCCATATCAGAGAATAGGTAGTTGGTTTCAAGTTGTTTCAACGTTTCACGAATCACATCTTTACTTGCAATGAACTCTTCTTGGGACATCAATTCCACATATTCTGCTACTAATACTAAACCATTACATTCATACGCCTTGGTAACGTATGGTTGTAATTCAGGAGCCATTTTAAACTCCTGCCAATTATCTTTCACGCCATATGTATCAAATGCAATCTTGAAGATGTAACCACCTTTCTTAACTGCCATACGGTTTGTACCCGCACCGATTTCTAAGAAACCACGATTGCGAAGTAGCGTTAGGATATAATCAAACTTCTCGTTATTATCACGAAAAGATGGATCTCTTAGGATACCTAAGAAGTTGAGCATATCCTGTTCGGTAAAGTTCTCATAAATTCTATGACGAACTTCTCCAGCTTTTTCTCTTTCAAGAGTTACATTTGTTTTGTAGTCTTGCATAGCTGCCTCCTATTTACGTAGAGCGGAATTCGCCATATTATTGATGATGGAAGTCACATCGGTGAACGATAAGTTATTTGGATCCATTCCTGTATCCTTCATAAACTTTTTGCGTTCTTTATCCTTTTTCTTTTTCTTCTTCTTAGCTTTCTTCTTCTCTTTCTTGGTGCTGTAACGGTCTGGATCGTCTTTAGAACCATGAGAAGTCATCACTTTTACACGACGAGCTTTCTTAGGAAGAATCTTCTTAGGATTAAAGAAGTCAATGATACCCAATTCTGTGAATCGGTCAATCAATTGAAGTTGTTCATATCGTTCAGGTTTCAACCAAACGTCCTTATAGATAATAAGTTGGTTTGGATCTCTGTAACGTTCTTCATCATCCACCCAAGGGTTTCTGAACTTTTCTTTATAGTATTGCTTGAATCGTTCATGCAAACCCACATAACCATTCCGGTTCTTGCGTTTAATATCAGGAACGGAACTCATAATTTTACCACGTTTCTTGAGAAGTTTCTTACGTTTCTTCATACTCAAATGAGTATCCGATAACATACGGTCGATGTTATTCATGTCACGGTTACGTTCAGTGGTAAAGTCAGCTAGATAATCCAAATCATCTAAGATGGAATTAGCTGTTCGAATTGGATCATTCTTAGCATCTAAGTCTAATCCCGATTGTTCCAAGATGGCATATTCGAGATATGGTTCGAATCTATCCACAACTTCTACAGAACAAGTCGCTCGTTTCTTCTGTTTAGGGAATTTAAAGTGATTTGTTTCTGGATTATCAGCAAAGTGGAATCTTACAGGAATACCACTTCTTGGATATAGAATCGTATCATTCTCCATGCCTTCTGGAACGTGTAAATCTGGTTGATATTCTTCACCAGATTCAATGTATGCTTTGGTTTCCTTATTCTTCTTTAATACTGGGAAGTATGGGAACCATTCTTTAGAAAGACCAATCGCTCTAGCAAACTTGAATCGTTTCTTACCACCATATTTCTCAAATAGGAAATACACATATTCCCTATAGATTTCAGTAGCTTCAATCCAAGATTCAATACGACGATAGCGATGCTTCAATTCTTGTGCAGCTAACCGTAGACGTTTTTCTTTTCGTTCCAATGATTCTTCTTCACCAGGAGCTAAGTCTTCTAAGACTTCATCTTCCCCGTGATAATCATCATCTTCACCATAATCCCAAACAACAGATTGGAATTCTTTAAGTCTTGGGTCTTGCCAACCATTTTGGTTGTACGCATATAGAACTGCATCTTGTTCATCAAGTGCTTCTTGCTCTTGAATTTCTTCTTCTTTCTTCTTCTTACGAGAAGCTTCTCTCATTTGACGCTGCTCCTCTTTCTCTTGATCCCAGATTTCTTGCATTAGATCTGGGTCTTTAACCATAATTGTTGGGTTTGTACTTTCAAACCATTCACGACGCATTTCCTCTTCTTCTTCGATTACCCAGTCTTCCATATTCCAGAGTATTTCACCGAATGTGGATTCGCCATCTGACATACCAGATGGATCATCTTCTGGAATAATCTCATCTTCATGAGCTAGGAATCGATCTCGAAGACCATTAAACATGGCACGCGCTTTTGTATAAGCAGGAATGTGTTGAGGTGCAAATACATTGATACCGTTATGGTGTTCAATCGCCATACGGATATCACCAAATGTTACCTTATCACCAGGGATAATATTATTAATCCATGGCTCATCATTTTGATGACCAATGAACGGATAATGTTCGATGTTCTCAGGAATCAAAGAAACGATTTTATCAAAACGGTCATATGCCATTTGTTTATAATCAGGAATCTCTTCCTCATCTTTCGTTTCTTCAACTTCTGGTTCTTCTTTAGTTTCCTCATCTTCCTCTTCTGAGTCAGCAGGGAAACCCCATTGTTCGAACTTACCCATGGAGCGATACATTTCCCCAAATACTGGGTCATTCATGATTCTCCATTCTTTTTCTGGCATACCTAACTTCTCCGCTTCGGTTACAGGCTCGCCGTAATCGGAATAATCAAGGTCCGACCAATCATTAGCATCAGCGTACTCGTCAGGGTCGTAATCGTCGAAGTCGGTATTGTCATCATCATCGTCATCAGAATCTTGGTCAGGTACAGGAACCGCCCGTGAACATTGCTTAGCATATTCCGGGTCATTTAAGAATCGTTCAAAGTCATTAATACCTGGCCCGTCATCCTCTTCTTCTTTTTCGTCACCTTTGTAGAAACGTTCCAACTCTTCGAGCTCCTCAGCTGTCCAACAAGAATCTGAACAATCAATGTCGTCATATTCTGGGTCATTCAGTCTAGGGTCTACTTCCGGTTCTACGTCTTCTACTTCAGTTTCGTTAACTTCTTCTTCAGAAGATTGTGTCTCATCTTCTACAGATTCTTCTGTAGTAGTTTCAGGTTCTTCAGTTGTCACCTCTTCAGAATCAACTTGTTCTTCAGTGGGCTCTTCTGTTTCATCTGTTAGTTCTTCTTCCATCATCCATTCAGCTAAGGTTTTTAACTTTTCGGTGTCTGTGTTTTCAGGTGTCTCTTTAGTCTTTAGATCATTTACTGTGAATGGTAATGGTTGGTCCTTAGGAACCAATGAAATGTCAGTATCGTCCATTTCATATTGAATATCTCTGAACTTGGCTTGAGCCGCATTGACTAACTTATGATTACTATAGTCAAAGTTCATTACATCAACTCCACCGATTGATTTAAGTTCAGATAAAATCATGGCATGCTTCCAATACTCATCGGAAGTCATAGTCATTGATAAATATGCTGTTAGCGGATCAACACCCATTTCCTCTACTAACCGTTTCCAGCTGGCAGCGGAGCGTTTCACACTTTCTTCACGAGAAAGGTTTGGGTTGTCCAATGGAGCATATTGTGTGTTGTCATTTGTGTCCATACTGGGACTCCTTTCGAATTTAGAAATAGTTTTATTCATTTTTTATCGGTAGTTATCTTGTCTTTTCTACCATTCTGTTTGAATCAGCATCCTCCGCTTCAATTCAAAACTAGCTAGTATAGTGCGTAAACATCATAGGGTTGCCGCTTCTCTATACCCTTATATAATATATATTTAAAAAGAGAAAAAAATAACGATAGAAGAGCTAAAAAAGCGACTTCTATCGTTATTTTATTTATTTAATTTAAAGATTTCTGATACCCAATCATCTAATAATGGGTCATCAAGCACATCTGCAATATTTACGATTTCTAGGCTATGTTTGTTGGGTTCACCTGATACTAACTTAGTTAAACTAGAAAGATCATCAACTTTGAGCTCAAATATGAACCCGATATGATAGTATGATATATTAGATGCGTCATAATCATTGTTAGCGAAGTATTCAATATGCATTGTGGATGGTAGTGTTGGGTACACTAAGGAAATTAATCCACTGACTTCTTCTTCCGCTTCTCTGAGCATGTTATCATATAATACATCATATAACGTAGTTGATGTTAAGTATTCATCTATTTCTTCATCAGTCTCGAACTCTGGTATAGAAACATGACCTTGTATCAACGTCAATGTGTTATTTTGAGAATCGTCTGTTTTACGTCTCAATAAGAGTGCTTGTGTATTCTCTTGGTTAGTAATGACTAAACCAACTACCAATTGTTTAAATTCAGGGTTGTCTTCTAACTCATATCTAGGTAAGACACCAATTCCATTATTGGTCAAGGTGTCTCTATATGAGAAGTTATATAGTAATGAGCTCGTAACCACATTTAGATCTTTATGTGTGTTAAATGCTCCGCTTAATCCCCTATAGTTACGTAGTCGAATCACGTCATTGTATTGGGTGTTTTCTCGTTTGCGTAGCTCTAAGAATCTATCTATATATAAGATAGGTTCATCAGAGTAATAGTCTCCCATACGTTTCTCCTTATATATTAATCAAAACGTTCAGGAACGCTCTCATAGTTATCATTAACCACGTAGATATATTTTTTGCGAAGGATCTCAGTAAAATGATCCGGATCAGCTGCATAATCCTTCGATAAATTCAGCTTAGTGATTAGCATTTGCTTAAGAGGTTCCTCAATATAATCTTTATATCGAAGATAAAAAGTATTAAACCCTTCATCAATAAATTGAAGAGGAATGAACATGGCACCTGAATGTACGAGTTCATGAACCGTCTGTGACAGTGGAACTAGACCTACATACCCATCGTAGTGTAGACCCATAACTTCTTCAGCTATGTCCATCATGTTAATGCGTTCATTTTCCCCGTTTTCCATGAGGTGTTTATTTAACACGATATTCACAATGTCATACAAAGTGAATGGTTCGTGGTGTAATTCAATGCGAATTCTAGCTTTTCCATACTTCTCCTTGGAGACGTTTTGAAAAAAAGAACAGTAATTCATTCCCATTTTTGATCCAAGGTATTGGATCAGCTCTCGATATTCTAAAGAGGAGCGAATGAGTACTTCAACTGTTTTGATGAATTTCACTTTCTCTTTATTATTTCCAAAATTATAAAACGTTTTACTGACTGCTAACTCTTCCATAGGTTGAGTTACCATCTCAGCATTCGATTCATAATGTTTGATTTTAGGTATTCTCATAAGTGACATTCACCACCTTTAAACTAAATATCTTAATTAGATATATGTTTAAAGGTGGATTTTGCCATTATTTATCATATTCAACAAGCAATTCGGTAATAAGTGATACCGCATTGAATAGTTTATCGAGACGGTCTTTAGTCCATTCTTGGTCAGATGTGTTCTGTAGGTCTTCTAAGTTAGCCATTAGACCAGATTTAAGAGCTTTTACTTCGATTTGCTCTTCCATCATATCGATTATCTTTTCCATATTGGACTTCTTACCGTAGAACGCTTCTAGTATTTGACGTTCTTCTTCTTTTTCGAATTCTTTCTTACCCATGATTACCTCCCTTTGATGAAGTCATGCTGACGACGATTGAATGTATCCATAAGGATTTTAATCGTCTTTGGTGTTAAGTGGATTTTGTTATTTACATAGATTTCCTCAATGTCATATCCTTCGTAGAGTAACGCTACGATGATTTCATTGACACTGAATACCATCTTTTCCATCCACATTTGGATACCATTGCGGAATTCGTCTAAGCGATTCGCATCACGGTATACTTTGAATTTATGAACAGCGAGTTCATTATGTTTACCGATTTGGTAGAATCCGTATAAGGTCTTACCTTCAGGATTTGTGGTTGTACACAAGAGCTCCAAATCGAACATGTCGCTATCCTTTTTACTATGCAAGTCATATACGACTTTATAGCCCATAGTACCTAATAGTTTAGCATACTCTTTCTTGAGTTGATTGCGTTCTTGTTCTTCCATGTATATCTCCTTTCTGAACAAATTGACTTATTATAATATCCTGAGACTTATACGCTTTTAATAGCGAGCCTCAGGATTATATTTAGCCATTGATTTATCTTTCTTCTTATGGCGTCTACCCCAAGAAGTCTTAATATACTTAGGTAAATCAAGCTTAGCTTCCATAATCATATATTCATCAAGTTCAGATGGGTCATCTTGCTGTTCCAATAACCATTCTGGAATATCTGGGTCGAATAGTAATTGTTTTAATGCTTTACGTGCTTTCTTAGCATCATCACCCTTAATGAACTTCAACTGATGTATCAAAGACTCAATATCATTCAATAGACCCACGATATCAGTATCCATACATTGGAATATCATCTCTTGTTCCGATTCAGTTAAGAATATACCATCTCTGTATTCGAACACTTCATCTTTAGTTCGATTCTCGAATTCAGCATCCATAAATTGATCGGCATTCATAGCAACGATTTTATAGTGCTTATCTTCTTTCATTCCATTCTGTACACCATAGGATATTAGAGTGGCTTCGTCTTCTGCCCATAATATAGAATAGGCGTTATCTTTCTCTATCATAAGATAGACTTTGTCATTTTTATTCATACTCATAGCCTCCTAAAAAAGAAAAAGATAGAAGATGGAAACCATCTTCTATCTATATTAAGTACGTTTAATATTGTTAAATATTAAACGCTCAACTGCTTCATTGATAGCCGTGAATTCGTATTCATTTTGAAAATGGACGAATTTAATGCGGTTCAGTATATCTGTACCGTATACGGAAACTAAGTCCTTAAAGAACTTAAATGAAACATGATCAGTGCTCGGATATTCAAGTGTAACATCCGTGATTAATCCCTTGATACTACCTTCAATGAATCGTCTCATGATGATAGCCGGTATTTCACTACAATCACCAGTGTAGAAAATATTATCATTCGTTGTAGACTTTCTATCATTAACTAAGAAGCCACAACTATCAAATTCACCATGAATCATATCTACTGTTACGATATCCAAAGAAGCTGTATTGACTAATTCATGTACAATATGAGTATTCTTTGTATATCTAGGATAGATTCCTGAAGCAACTAATGTTTTGATAACATCATCTACTCGTGTAATGATGTATACATTCGCTCCTTTTTCCCCTCGATCGTGGATACATGATAGGAAACTATTGATTCCATTCATAGCATCATCATGAATGTGGGAAATGCAGAATACAATATTTCGATATTTTCTGAGTCGTGCAGTTCTCATGTAATACATAAATGCATCATAATTTGGTTCAAAGATATACAACCAACCTTCATGGATAATGAAGAAACTTCGTTTCGTTAGATCCGAAGAGAAGTCTCCTCCTTTTCCAATGAAATTAACCTTATTGAAAAGTTTTTCCTCACGAATCATATTACACTAACTCTCCTTAACATTTAACGACGCTTTGTTTTAGCTCCGTCATAAATTTCTTAGTTAAGTTTTTAACTACACTATTCTTTAAGATTCTACCAATATATAGATGACCACGTTTAGCTCTAGGACCTTGATTATCTAAGAATATATTAATTTCTTTAGCCATTTTATAAGTAAAGTATAATTGAGCATAATCGGACATCAATGGGTCAGTCGCATAGTGTTCATTACCAATGGATTCCATATACTTTTGATCAAGTAATTGACCTGGTAGAATGTGGAAGTTTTTATCCATACAATGACGTGTAACGATGTCTTTCTTGTTATGGATTTTACGAATGTTGGCTTCCGATTCATATTGATCGATGCCTTGTTCCTTAGCTTTATTGGATAAGCGCTGTAAAATCAAATCCAATGGTGTATCAAGTAAGAAGTTTAAGATTTCTTTTGGTACTCGATATCCATTCAATTCAATATCAGCATATTTAGCCATAGCTTTAGGAATGTCTTTGAATTTAGAGCAGTTCAAATAGTCGTTACTATGACGATAGCGATCAGCAATGATAACCACGTTATCATACTTACTCAAACGTTCATAGTTCTTAACATACCATTCAAGACGGTTTTTAATAAACAGTCTCATGATTTTATCACGTGCTCTACTATTGTTGATGTCACCATGTTGTAAGAATTCAAGAATTTCTTTACCAGATTCTAATTTATAATCTGGGAAATGAACGTATTCAACATGAACATTTTTTGCGATGGTATTTAGGATGGTAACTACATTCTCTGCGAACGTAGATTTCCCTGAACCATCTAAGCCTTCAATTGCTACAATATTAATCATTTTAGCATTCTCCTCTTAATACATCGCGAATAAACTTAACTTGAGCCATATACTCGTCAACGACATGCGGATGATCCACTATCGTATCGAGTATATGGCTCGATTTTTCTTTACCCGACGATTTATGCTTTTTCAAGTATAAACTTATAATTAAAAAACACTTCTCATAGTAAGTATTTTTCTTAACCAAAAAGCCCCGCATTCCTGCGAGGCTCTTTTTTTGGAGATTAATTGCGACTTACGATAACATT